TGGTCGCGAGTTCCAGGGGCCAATCATGAGCGCCCTTAACTCCACCAACAACGCTGGTATCGAAGTTATCAGCGACTGGGTAGACTAAATACGGGTTACCATCAAGTGCGATAGTCGTGGCAGCCGTATCGGTGAAGTAGAAGGTTATATAACCATCCGTAACAGAGTCATCGACAATTGCACCATCTACGTCTCTATACCCACGCTCTGTCAGACGACGCTTGAGATCCATTGTGCCCGCACCAGGCGTAATGTCGGTCGTACCATCAATGTCGTCCGTCAAGCGCATAGCACCAAGCACATCCATGTTCATAACCCCAAGTTGAGCAGATGAAAGCCGCGCAACAAGCTGGTAGACACGAACCGTGCTGGCTCCGCCAAGAATATCTGGGTCAAAACGAATGGCTTTCTTCTGAGCATCGTTCAGATTTGCCACAGTAGTACCAGTTGTCCCAAACGGAGTAACCGTGCCATTCGAAATATCAGTAACCAGGTTGGATGCTGCTAAACCAGACGGCTGGTTAGCATTATCAGTAAGCTGGACGGACCCAGTTGGTGAAGAGTATGCGACGTTAGCGAGGTTGTAGAAGCCACCGCCCTCTTCAGTGATGTCAGTGACACCCGTCTGGATGCCCTTAGCGAGAACGCCACCACCGTACAATGACTCGGCTGCCTCAACACCAGCACGAGTGTTAGTGAAGGCGAAATCCAGGAAGAAGATGAGGCCTGAAGGCAAGCTCATCGGCTGGACGGAAACGAGATCGTTGGCCAGAAGACCACCGAAAACACGACGGACAATCGGGAATGCAACGGCAGCGAAGCCCTCGACATCACCAGAAGCCATCGTAGAAGCCTCACGAAGAAGCTCCTTAGCCTGGTTCTCAAGCAGGCGGCTCATCGACGCACGCTCACGGTCGTCGGAAATACCCTCAAGAAGGCCGGTGGCCTCCCACTTAGACTGAAGCGCCGCGCCTTCCTTTGCAAGATCGCGGTCAACAATGCCTTCAGTCAGTTTCTGTAAAATAGACATTTGAAATCCTCCTATTAAATTAATTCTTTATGCCTGCCAGCATCTTCATCCGATCCGTAAACGAATTGGATTCATTATCCTGGACTTTTCTTCTCGGTAACATAGTGCTAGGTCTAGAGACTGCCTCACTCAGTGATTGCGGCCCTTCCTTACGGGAGGATCCCACTGCGTTTTGAAGAGTTTCATATAAAACCTTCGCTTCATTTACCGAACCAGCATTAGAGAGAGCTTCGACAATTTTATTCTTTTGTCGCTCATTCAGGGAGGACTTCCTCAGAATACGGTTCGTATAAAGTAGTTTTGCGTTGGTAAGATTAACTTCGTCAAGCTTCTCCTTGAGAGCGTCAACGACTTCCTTTAACTTAGCGTTAACAGTCTGGTGCTTCTCAAGTGACTCACGTAAGCTCTGACCAACTTTCAATAATTCTTCTTTCTCTTCTTTGTACTTGTCGGACTGTGCCATAGCAGCAGCCAACTCTTCGTTGTACTGCATTTCAGATTCAGGCGTTCCAGCCCAGCCTCTTTTAACTGGCATAATATCAACAACAAGACTTTCCACAATATCAGCGATATTGTCTTCTGTAATTTCTAGGGACTCTTTCTTTTCTTTGTCCTCATCATCCTCGTCATCACCATTAATGACGCCTCGTCCCTTAAGTATATCTGCTTGTGTAACTTTGCCATCGCCTGTTAGGTCAGGAAACTCTTTTTCATCAAGCTCGTCTCTATTACTGCAATGAGCTTCATCAAGTTCAAAGGCCTCTAGGATATCTTCATCAATTTCGACCTGCTCTTCATCCATGGGTTCAGGCTCTTCTTCCATTTCTTCCTCTAGGGCTTCAATGTCACGAGTGATAGACTCTAGCATTGCTTGGAGTTCGCCACGAGTAACGTCAATCTCGACATCGTCATCTAGTGAGCTGTCATCGTCAAGGTCCGTAGTGGCGGCATAATCAATATCTCCTAGCTCTTCTTCCTCCCCGGCTGCGAAAGTAGCACCAGTTTCATCTTCCTCCGGGTCAGGAAGCATGCCAAGTCCGCCAGGCACAGCATCAATATCAGCCGACGGCACACCAACATCCATTGGGATGGTTCCCATTGCGGCGGCTGAGTCTTGTTCGAGCAGCTTTGTAACTGCTTCTTCGATCTTGGGGGCATACGCTTCCAGGAGAGAAGCTTCCGCATTTTTAAGAACGGCTTCTCTAAGGGCCTTGGCATCAACAATGGCTTCGTCGAGTAAAGATGACATCAAATATAATCCTCGCAATAGTTATTCATCAATAAATAGTATTATAAAAGGGTAAATTCCTCTTTTACATTACGTCTTTCAGTTTCCTTCTTTCTGGCGTAGCTTTTTGAGGGTCACTTCTCTGCGCAATCTTTGTTTTCTTCTCTTAGCGGAGGGCTTTTGGTAAAATCTACGTTTCCTATATTCGTCCGAAATTCCACTCTTCTTGACTTTACGGAGAAATCTTTTAATTGTTTTTTCTATCGGTTCGCTGCCTTTTGGTTCTACAGTCACGTGGCTCGGTTTGTTGCCGCTTACTGGCAACTTTCTCGATATATGTTCGTGATCTCTTTTGTTTTTACGCGAATACTCATGATATTGACTATCTTTTCTGTAACCCATTTTATCCTCTAGCTTGTTTTATCAACACCGATGGTGTCTTCCCACGAACCTGATGGCACTCTAGCTGCGTTAATAGTTGTGATACCTGCAATCACAGATGCCGACGTAGCTGTTGATGAATCACTCATAAGCCAGATTTTTGTAACTCGGAAATCGGCTGAAAAAGAACTGCTTGGTGCTATCGTGATATAATTATAACCTGGCTGATGAAGTCCGCCCGACGCAAAGGCCAGCCTAATGGTAGAGTTAGTATGTGCATCTCCCAATTCATCATTACGAACGACAATAAACTTTGTTACTCCTGGGAAAGTAATCACGGTGCCATCACCTACAGTCGAACTTGAAGCGGGAACCGGGCAAGAAGCCGAGGCAAAGGGCCTTGCACTTGTCTGGTAACTTCCGACATGGTTAAAACCTGGTTCGTGATAACCAAAAATGGGCTGCCCTGTTTTGGCGTCTGAATTACTAGCCATTTATAACCTCCAATTAACTATAACTAAATAGTCTTTAAAAAAGAAATCTCTCCAAAACCGTTTCCAATATACGAAGAACTAAAGCCTGTTTTTAATCGTCGATGAACCCATTGATGACCGTTTTGCCTCCCATCGCAGCAGCAACGTTTTTTACTGAAAAACCATTGCCTCTTGCGCCTTTAGACCTTCTTCTTCGTCTTTTGTTTCTTTTCTCTTGTGGTGTGTCTCCTGCTGTGCCTGCGACATAAGACAATCTTGGTCGCTGACTCGCGGTCGATGTGGAGGTTGTGAAAGCAGTAGTTTGGTGGCCAACACTAGGCTCGGTGTTTGTGTAATCTCGCGATCCAACGATAGCTATTTTGAATTCATCCAATAGCGCTATATCAAGAAGTGCGGCAGCATTTAACGTTATTTCAACTGATCGATGAGGAAGTGGATTCAATTCGGAGGAATAAGTCACAACATTCCCGTCCATGGTGTTACCAGGTGAGAACCCTTGTAGCAAATCATAGTCGGAATTTACAAATTCCGTGCTGGAATCCCCAGTCGCTCCGGCTTGTACTTTAACGATGTAAATATTAGAAGTATGATAGTTATTAGTTCGAACAATAATTTTTGCAGATGATGGCGCCGCATCAATAGCGCTAGTGTCAAAGGCGAAAAAGGTTCTAGCATTTTCAAACTTACCACCAGAGCTTTGGCGGTTCGTGACCATGTTCATTCCGGTTAAGGATGTAGTTGATGCCGTTGCATCTCTCGCCGCTGCCCAGCTATTTTGATTTGTTATTCTTAACGATCTATCAGAGCCTACAACTATATCTGGCATTACAGCTCCTCCACTGAGTAGACGGTGTAGTCGTCCGAGCCATCACCCTCTACAGTATCGGCATCCATAAAAAGATTCTCTTGTATAAATTGCCTCGCATCCGCAGAACAGTTAGAGATTTTTATACCTAAGCAGGATTGTATCATACTTGTAAAGTTATCCGGGGTTAGGCCATGCTGTGGTTCTGACAAAAACCAGTATTCTACTTCAACTTGGTTACTGTCGTTAGCGAAAATAATTAAAAACTTTCTCATTTTAAATTAAATCCTTCCAACGGCTACCACCAGTCGCTATAATCCCTGAAATATCTATTCCAGAATCATTAGGATCTGTGTCGCTCATAGGGCTAGCCATTTGTAATGGCGATGCTTGCCTTGGCACTGGGGTTGTGCCTTCAAAGAGGTCGACACCACCGTAAGCGTCTTCACCAATCACACTCATCAAATTTTTCTTATGCTCTGACAATCTTTGATTGACAGATTTTGTTGGAGTAAGGACAGGCTTAGGAGCCTGGGTTGTCTTCTTCTCTACAATTGGCGTAGCGCCAAGGCCCTTTGTAACTTCCGTAATCACCCTAGACAGGATACCTTCCTCAAGGATGCTCTCTTTGATACATTCCTTAATCAAGGGCTTTAGCAGTGCTTTCAATTCAGACTTTTTCACTTTACTTCCTTAAGATCTCATTCATCAACATGTGTAGGTTTGCGAATCTATTTTGTTCGCCAAGAGAAATGTTCATTACTGTTGACTTATTATACCCTCCCGTCATAGGACGAATAAACGCCCCAGGAGCAGAAGGGTCTGACACCACATCAAAACAGATTAAATTAAAATCATCTTCTACAATAACATGCTTACCTTTGTTTCTGACAGACCCAAGACCCCTAGAGGAAATGCCTATACCACATGCAGATTCTGCCAAAGCTTTAAGAGTCCTACCAGAGGGCGTGTTTAGAACTTCCAACTTGCCCATAACATTATTACCTTCCCACCAGACCTCCGTGATCAAGTGAGAACAATTCTTCAACTCAACCACGGAGGAATCTGGGTGGTCTAACTCGCCAAGCGCTCTTCGCGACTCAATGAGTCTTCCATAGTTTTTCATCTCTCTTTCGAGAATATGCTTGGGATAAATTCTTCCATTACCGTTCGGTTCTTCAGCGACCTGAATCTTCCCGGTCATATAGAAGGTTTTACCCTCAGACATTCTTTTCTTCTCACTCTCAGTTAGGTAGTCGGGACAAACTCCACCATCACAAAGAGCAAAGTATTCTGTTAATAACTTTTTAGACATAATGAAAAACCCCTTTTCTTAAGACAACCTGCGGGCGCTACCCGCCCGAGTTACGACCCGGAACAGCAGCGTGCGACAGGTCGTAGATACCAGCTACGACTTGAGATGTTGCACAGTAGTGACATATCTCACCCCCTTTTCTTGGATTAGCATACTCAATATGAATGAGGTCCCTGAACTAACGCAAGCACAAATTAAAAAGTTTGCTAACGTATAGTCAAAAGTAAATAGTTCCGTCCACCTGTTAATCAAAAATAAAAACCACCCAACATGAAAACCCATGCAGAGTGAACAGTGGAACAATTTACCAAAACCGCCTAGCCAATCATGGCTAGGCCGTATCTTATTAAAGATACTTGCATAAACAATACCAAACGTCATACCATATGACGCTAATATGAACCATAACAAATCCATGATTACTCCTTGTATTCTAAAATGTAACTCATCCAATAAGGGCTTCTGTAGTATCCGGGCACTATCGACCCCTTTGATTTGTCGTGAGGAACTTCGCCTAACTCTGTCGATTCTTCCCCATCAGGGTCTACGAGTCGGTCCCTCATCATATCCTCATAATCTTCCCCATACTCAAAGTATGGACGCTCCGTCTGTATCCACTTAGCTAATGATAGCAGAATAAGTTTAATGGGAGCTTCAAGGTTACTTTCCGGTATAGCAACCTCAAAAGAGTCTAACGTGCTACCGCCTTGCACTGCGTCTAAGTTTACGACGCCTCTTTTCGCCAAATACTTAAACATTCTGTTGGCTGCGCCATATGCAATGTCCCCGTTGACATCATCCTTTTTAAATGTTACAATTTTCTTCTGTTCTGGTCGCAAAATAATATCAATGTCATCATGATCAAAAATGATAATATTGCCATCCAATGTTTTCTTAGCCTTTAACTTAAACGAAGCCATGACTTCATCTTCATCTATAACCTTGATGAAGACTTTTTTTCGCGAAGGTGTGAATGAAATCTTTACGTTAGGCACTATTGAACCTCCACAGCCAGTGCTTGAATCTTTAGTATGGTTTTGATCATGCCATCATTAATCGCTTGTGTTTTAAAACTATCCAAGACACTGATTATCTCGCGGTTTTTATTACCTAGATCTTCATCAAGCAAAATTTCTTTTTTATTTTGCATTCTTGCAAGAATTTCCTTGAGTCTGATAATCTCATCATTGATGTATAGTTTGAACTCAATTGCGTTTTCGGGTGACAAAGTAACATACCGAGATAGTAAATACTTCTGACTCTCGTTAAGTGTATTGCCGTACTTGTCGTTAAACTTCTGAACAAACATCCTGTATGTGATATTGTCAATGGACTTCATTGACCGTTGTTCCTCCGGGGCGCTTGTCATCTGGTCTACTACATAATCTTCAAGAATAACTTTTTTTGTTATGGGCGTCCGACTATTAAACATCTGCGAAATTGTAGCTAGCGTCTTGTAGTTTGAAATAAAGTTGTTGTAAACATTTTTAGATAGATTAGTGTTTATCTTTTTTATTACTTGGGATTGTTCATCAAATATATCTTCTTCACCAAGCGTATGGTAAACCCTCTTCACTTCTACAAGAATCTTTTCAGCAATGGGGCGTTGAATATTCCGCACTTCACACAATGTTTTATATAAAACCAATTCTCTATGCAAAATCGATTTGGCGTGGAAATGCTCCTTAAGTATAGAAGCCACTGCCTTCTTGGCGGCTTCGTCAGAACGTAAAGCAGCCCTAGTCATTTCTTTAACCAAGGTTTCATATAAAAATGCAGTGTTTCTTTTTTTATTATGCTTCATCCGATTTAAGCTCCATTTTGTTTAGATTTTCTAGCAAAGCTTTTGTTTCGTAATTGATAGAGAATATTCTTTCTTCGTCTTTCTCATGATTAAAAAACTGCTCAGCGTAAATGCCTTTTGATAACTGCGCGAGATCAGAGAGGCCTGGTGCCATTGACCTTTTAGTGGCACCCGTCATAGATTCTGGAGTAGCTATTCTCCTGTATGACTTAGACCTAGGTCCTTCCGACTTTCTGCCATCCCTCTTCTTGAAATCCTTATCTCTTTTGCCGGGGGTCGCCAATAGAGGGCTAGCCTCCCCATCGCCGCCTGTTTCTGGGCCTGTAGTGTCTCCCTCTGGTTCTGGTAAGACAGTAGTGGGCTCTTCCGCCCCAGGTAAGCCTTCGCCAACTTCAAACCCGCCTGGCATATCTGGTAGTCCGCCCTCTGTATCCGGTAAGCCCATGGCTGCACCAGCAGTTGCCATCTGGCCGGCTGCTTCACCAGCTGCGTTAAGCTCTGCTTCATACTTGCGGTCATGATACATTTCACGCTTGTTACGCATAAATTCTTCTTCGGAGAGGCCGAATAGATGCTCTGCCACCCAGCGTTTGCTGAAGAACCCTTCTGTAGCATTTGTCGCGATACTGAATTTTTGGTTCCAATGCTCCAGTTCTTGGATTTCGGCAATCTTAGATGGGTTATTCAGAGACAAAGAAAAGTTTACCAAATCATCTCCACGAAAGCCAAGGGTGTGCAAATGAACTATACCAATTTTTTCTAGCTCTGTGACAAGTGATCTTTGGAGTCTCTGCACTGTCCTGGCGAACCGAATATCTTTTTGCGCCAGGGTTGTTTTGTCCTCGGAACCTTCCTCGCCTTGCGTCAAGTAAGAAGCAGGCACCTTGAGAGCAGAGAACAATTTATCTCTTAAATATTTAACATCATCAATGTCGTGCGTTCTTTCTTGTCCGCCGACTTCGTTGATCTCAGCAAACTTCGTCCCACCACGGACAGGAATGTAATAGTCCTCCTCAATACTGAGGGGATTATACCTTAAGTCAACCCGTCCAGTGTCCTTATTGACAACAGAGTTTCTCTTCATAGCTGTGATGACACGCTGCATATACTGCTCAACATCTTGAGGTGGGATATTGCCAACATCAACATAGAAAGCTTTTCTAGCTGGTGCTCTAACAATACGATACGCCAT